ATCTTTTAATAAAAAAGGAAAAGCATATAAATCAGCTAAAAGACAAGCTGATAAAAAGTTTGGGAAGAAAGTAAGTCTTTATAAGAACATCTTTATTTCTAAAGCTATTAAAAAATATAAACCGAGAAAGAAAAAATGAGTTTTATAGATATAAACAATATGTCATTTGGATTAGCAATTCAAAAGGGATTAGTTAATAATTTTTCTGGTGTTCAAAAATTTGGATTGAATACTGCTGTTGGAAGTGGTGCATTTGAAACTGTATGGGACGGAGATAATATTTATACTTACGCACCATCTTCAGGAACTGCTACTGCAACTTCATCTGATACTGGTTCTGACAATAATGGTACAGTTAAAATATTTGGTTTAGACTCTAATTACGATCTAGCAGAAGAAACTTTAACAATAGGTGGTAGTGCTGGAACAGTATCTTTTTCAAGAGTATTTAGAGCATTAATGGTTAATGCAAATACTGGAAATACAAATGTAGGCACAATAACAATCACAGTATCATCAACATCTGTAGCTTTAATAAGACCAACATATGGTCAAAGTTTAATGTGTGTCTATACAATACCAAGAAATTACAAAGGTTATATTTTACAATTAGATTTAGGAAGTTCTAAAGATTTAGAAAATGAAATAAGATTTATTACAAAAGAAATAGATAATGGAAATGCTTGGAATACAAAAGCATTTATAACTACAAGAGGTGGATTTGTAGAAAAAAACTATCATGTTCCAATCGTATTACCATCTAAAACTGATGTTGAGATAGTTGCAAAAGCTAGTGCTACTTCTTCAGTAAGTGCTGGATTTGAATTAATACTTGAGAAAGTAGTTCAAAGCTAATGACTAAAAGACCTAGAACAACTGGCGAACATATCGTTGCTCTCTATGGTCATATAACAGGATTAAAAAAAGATATAATTACAATTAAAGATAATCACTTATCACATATGCATCAAGATATTGAAAAAATAGATGATAAGCTTGATAAAAAATTTGATGCCATGATTAGTTGGTTGATTGGTGGAGTAGGTGCAATTGCTATTTTGTTCTTAGCACAAATACTTTACTTTTTATCAAAATAGTAATACAACACAAAATTGAATTATGCACAATAGAATCTTAGTCATTTCAGATATGCACGTGCCTTATCATCATCAAGATTCTATTAGATTTTTAAAAGAAATAAAAAAAGAATTTAAACCAGATACAATTGTTAATATAGGCGATCTATTAGATTTCCATGCAATCAGTATGCATGAACATAACCCAGATTTATATTCAGCTGGACATGAATTAAAACAAGCAAGAATTTATATAAAACAATTAGAAGATATATTCCCTGATATGACAGAAGTAGATTCAAACCATTCTAGCTTGGTTTATAGACGAGCATTAAAGTTTGGAATGAGTAAAGAATTTTTAAAAGATTATGGAGATTTTTTGGGAACTAAAAAATGGAAATGGGTAGATGATTTAGTTTTAACAATGTCAAATGGACAAAGATGTTTTTTTACGCATGGTCGTAGTGCAGATGTTTTAAAAACTTCTCAAGCTATGGGCATGAGTTGTGTTCAAGGGCATTACCATACAAAGTTTGTAATATCTTGGTGGGCTAATCCTGATAATTTGTTTTTTGGAATGAACGTGGGGTGTTTGATAAACCAAAAATCCATGGCTTTTAATTACGCAAAAAATTTTAAAACTAGATTTATATTAGGTTGTGGTATAATAATTAATGGAATACCACGATTATTACCAATGGTATTAGATAATTCAGGAAAATGGATAGGAAAGATAGTATGACCTCAAATAAGCTTAAAAATACCCTTTTAAAGAGCCATAGAGCCCCGCAGAACGACGATTCAGCTTTTTCGACCCAAGTATTAGGGAATCATTACAAATCGCTTAAAATACAGCCTTTAGAGTATTCTATGGCAAATGAATTTAATGCGTGTCAAACTCATGTGGTAAAATACATATCTAGGTACAATAAAAAATGGAAAGATAAAAAAGATCAAATTAAAGATTTAGAAAAAGCAAAGCATGTAATTGATATGCAAATAGAATTATTAAAGAAAGAATAAAATGTACTTGAAAATTTTAGGAATGGGATTAAAAACCTTTTCGCACATTTACCAAAATAGGCAGAAAACAAAAATGTTAATTTCTGATGCAGAAAAAATGCACGCAGAAAAAATGGCTCGAGGAGAAATTGAATATACACAACTTATTAAATCTGATCAGCAAAATTCGTGGAAAGATGAATTTGTACTTATTCTCGTATCTTTGCCTATTCTTTTATTGGTGTACTCTGTTTTTTCTAATGACCCATTAATGAAAGAAAAGTTAGATTTATTTTTTCAATACTTTAATGAACTACCTATGTGGTTTCAAATTTTATTTGTATCTGTTGTTGGTGCTATTTATGGCATAAAAGGTACAGAATTAATCAAAAGAAAATAGTCGCATTTAAAATTACAATCCATTAAAATATAATAATGGATAAGATTAAAGTAGATGCAGTAATTACAAATTTGGAGCTTCAATTAGAAACAGCAAATAACCCATATGGTTCTTTTGTGTCTTTTCGTTTTGTTGATACGTTTCCATCTTTTCCAAAAGTCAATGAAATGGTTTCTGAAATTAAAAAAAGAACTGATGTGGATTTAGTTGATTATGAATTTACTTATACTGGCATACATGAAGATACAGATTTAACTCATTTAGTAATTACAAGAAATTAGTTATGGGGGATTTCTCCCCCACAATATTATTTAGTAAGTTTTTCGATTGCTAGATTATTAATAGATTGTTGTTTTAAATGATCACAATATGAATGACCATTTTTCGCTTCAACTTTTGAATAAAGATATAATTTCTTTTTATCAGAAAGTTCTTTTTTAACTTTCATATATCTTTCATCATTAGTAGCTTTAACTTTAGCAAGAGAAACAGATAAAGATTCATTAGTCATTTTTTCATTAACGACATAATCAAAAACTTCTTCTGCTTGGTCTTTAACTTCATCATATTCTATTTCAGCTTTTACTAATCGCTTATCTAAAGCATCAACATAAGCTAATATTCTATGAGGGTCAAAAACCTTTGGTCTAACCTCTATATATTTAGGCTCACTACTCATTAACCTAGTTCTTGTTCGTATTGATCTGGGTTAAAATCAGTTGGACTTTCTTTAGCCCATTCTATTTCACTATCTGGAAGTTTATCATCAGTTAGTTCATAACCTTGATAGTTTTGTGGCATAGATTGTGCAATAGGTTTTGGTTTATTATAGCCAGCAGTATTATAAGGTTTAACCATATAAAAAACTATAGCTTGTTCTTTACCATTACTCCATTGAGTAGCTTGACCATCTTGAGTTTTGCTACCCCATTTTCCTACAAATCCAGCTTGAATGTATTTCTGAATTTGTGGAGAATTTAACCATTCATGTATTTGATCTAATCTATATAGCTTTTTAGTTAAGCTACATTGAAATTGAGATTTAGTTGATGATGCTTGGAACTCAAACTTAGGGGATTGTTTTCCTGTGCTATACATCTTGAGAGTTAAACCTGCGAAAGGCAAGTTTTGTTTTTGTGTTTGCATGTTTTTCCTTTTTGTTTCATGTTTTTATTTTTGTTTATGTATTTCCTTTGCAATGCAAATATGCATAGCACCTAGAAACGCATTAAACATTTGTTTATTTAAAGGAAGTTCTTTAACCTCAATCTTTCCATCTTTTTTAGGCAGTCTAATAATTAGACCTTTGGAAATTTTAAGTTTAGTTTCTTCCTCATATGCTTCTTTATACGCATTTAACTGTAAAGTATAGTCAAACGATATATGATTACTTGTTTTAATATCTGCCAAAATAAGATTACCTTTCTTATCTTTTAAAACAAGATCAAGAGTACCAGCATAATTGTATTTTTTAGAGTAGATTTTTTTCTCTAATTCTACAACTTTATACTCTTGGTTCTTCCACCAATCTAAAAAAAGGTTCCAGCAATTGATAACCTTTTCATCTGATTGTTTTGGAATTTTTTTACCTTTTAGAAAGTCTTCAATCAAACCATGAACAACTGTTCCAACAAGTCCAGCATCTTTTTTAACTTCTTCTGTCTTGTTTTTTGCTTGATCAATTATTCTTTCTAGCATAACTCTATCAATCATTTCTCCATTATCTAATTTATGATTAATAAGAGCCTTTATTTCTCTTATAGGTGTAGCAACCAACCAACCAGTTAATTCTGGTTTAGGAATACCATTACCACATATTCCAGTTACACTTTCCACTTTTTTACCTTCATGATAATAAATATGTTTATCATCATCAAAGTCTAAAGTAAGACCATTTTTCAACTTATGTTTTATATACATGTTTTTCCTTTTTAGTTAAGACGTTCTAATAATTGCGTAATGTCATACTTATAATATTTAGTAAGACAAAACAATTTAGACACATCAGTTTTTATACCTTTTTCAAATTTATATAAATCAAAAATTGAATTAAAGTATATCTTATTGTCTTCTACTACTGCTTCTGCAGTAATATTTTTTTCAAGCCTTATATTTTTAAATTTAAGACCTATAATTTGATTAAATAATTTAGCATTAGGTTTAGTTTTAAAATCTTCAACCATGCCTTTAATCATATAATCAGATTTAATTAGTTTATTCATATTTACCTTTCTAATTTAAAACTGAATGACCACGATTATTTAAACATTTACGATACAAGGCTTCATACTTTGTATCAAGAGTAGGACTAATTGACCAATATAAAATGTTACTAACAAAATTAACATTTTCTTTAGCAATAGTTTTACAATGCTGTAAATCATTTGTAAGTTCTACTGCTTTTGGTTCATTAAAAGTACCACTACGACCCGATGTATCAACAACAGGATTATACGCACAACCTTGTACGAATATAATTAAACATAGCCATTTTAACATATTTCTCCTTTTCTATTTTCAATTGTTTTTTATAACTTCTATAAGATAATGCTTCAGTAATTTTTGGCATTATTTCATACACTTCAACAAAGTATGGATTCATATCACTAAAAGTCCAATGACGTCTTTTAGAAATACGATTTATAATATCCAGTCTTCTGTCTTTAATCGCTTCTGTTTGTGCTATTTTGTTGATCACCATTTTTTGCTACCTCCATATCTAGTTCAACTATTTTTGCTTCAGTTTTATTTATTTTTTCATTAAGGATATTTCTTAATTCATAAAGAGTAAATAACCTTTCAGTTAGTTTTGATCTTTTATTTATATCCCTAAACTCTTTAGCTAAATCAACCATATTATTACTCCTATTGTTACGATTGATAAAATTGTAATTGTAAATGCCTTTACATATCTACGATGTATTGGCTTACCATTTATTATCATAGTTACCTTTCTTGGTGGGGAATTGCACCCCACCTATTGATTGATTTATATTCTTACTTGATTTAAGTTATTTGAAAAAATAATCATACCACCAAGCTCTTGTAAAAACCTTGCTCTGTCGTCAGTTTTACTTTCTTCATTAGCAAGATTAGTTACAGCATTAGCTAATTCATATTTTGAAACAACAAAATCCTCTCCAACATAATGATTTAGTCTTTCAAAAATACCAGCACGTTCATCATCTGAAATGCTTTGTTTTTTAGCTAATTGGATTATCTGATGAGAGTTAACTTTCTCATTAGTTGCCTGTTTTAATCTTTGAAGATTTTCTTCAAAAACTTCTGGATTACTAACTAAATCCAATTGTTGGTGCATTTTATCAATGATAGATTTCCACTGTTCATCATCTTCAGCATTAATAAGCATTTTACCAACATGCTTTGCATAAAACTGATTAAGATAACTAGGTGCTACCATTCCATTAGTACAAACCAATCTATATACAAAAGGTTTAATGATTAATGAACCACTACCTACTTCTGAATTAGTAATAGTAATACCACCTTGAACAATATCACCTTTAACTACTTCTCCTTCTAATTTTGGAAGAACAGCAGTAATGTTCATATTATCTCTATCGTAATATGAATATTTTAATTCAGCGTTCATATCCATTAATCTATCTAAAGTATGATTAGCAACATTATCAATATCAATTCTTTTATATCGATTTGATAAAATTGCTCTTGCTTCATTAAGAGGTTCAGTATCATAGGTTCTAAGCATTAACTCTTTCTCTTTAGTATTTTTAATCCAAAAATTTAGATTATGAGAAACAAGTTCCTGACTTACAGGCAAACATTTAGAAATATATTTTGTACCAATTTCTAATTTATTACATAAATGATTTAAAGAATTATCATTTAATGTATATTCTCCTGTTGTTAAATGATCTATCTCTATACTTGGATAAACATAGTCATTTGTATTAACTTTTATACTTTTTAAATTAATAAGATAATCTCTTTTATTAGAAGTATCATGATTAATTTTTCTAAGCATATCTTTTATATCTTGTCCTTTTTTCATTTATTTTCCTTTTAGTTATAATTGATGTGGCTGACATCATCAGTACCTACTAACCATAGTAGATATAGGCGGGAAATGATCCGCCTTTCGTCTTACATCATTAAATAATCTATAGTCCATTTGAAACCACCTAAAAAAAAATAGGCAAATAACAAAGCAATAGTTACATACTCTAAAACATCAACGATTTTTTTCATGATTATTCCTATTTATTTAAATGATTTACTGGGATAACTTTACCAGCAATACAAATATTATGACCAAGGTCAGTTTTAATTATTTGACCTACATCAGTATTCCAAATTTTATTAGTTAAAACTTCTGCTTCATCTAATAAAGTATTAAAATCGCTACCAACCAACCAACAAAATTCCGATTTACAATAATCAAATAAATCTTGTTTTGTTTTAAAGAATTTAACTTTAATTAAATTACCTGTTTTGATATTTATTTTTATCATTTTTTCTCCTAGTTATAGTTTTTCGTATTTTAGCTAACATCATCAGTGTAACTTGCTAAAGGTTACAGAAACTATTATAGTAAAAATACTAGATTGTAGGTCTAAACACACACTCTCCGAGGTTCCCCATGAATTATGAAACAAATTATTTCTCAGTCAAAACTTAGAATTAACTTCCATGGCTCTGAATTGGTTTTTATGAGTTTATAGAATAGTACCAATTAAACATTTTCTAGTTATATTAAGACTTTATATTGCCAAGCTTTAATGTAAATAACTTATTTATCGTTAAAAATAACGATTTTTAATCAATTTTTTAAATCTAATAAATAATATTAAAAAAAGTAAATTAATTAATGATACCTACGGTTTTATTTTTTATAAATTGCATTTAATGTTTAAATCGGTTAAAGATAAATTGAGTATATTCTTTTATGCTCCCTTTCTAGTTATAAATGGGGAAAGTTTTTTACCGATTTCTTTCCCCACAACTCACAGGAAAATACATGGATAAACGATTCAAAATAGCATCTATGCTTATTGCATATCGCTATGCAAAAAACAAAACACAAACAGATATTGCAAATATTTTAAAAGTTACTTTTCAACAAGTTCAAAAATTTGAAAAAGCTATAAATAAAATTGATGCAATTAAATTGTTAGAATTTTGTGAAGCATTAAATATCCCATTAAATCAATTTCAAATTGGAGATGCCTATCAAATTTTAGATGGTGCTGATATTTCAATTCTTACAAAAGAAAAAGCTATGTCAAAAATAGATAAACTAGAGGAGAACTATAATGATAAAAGTAGAAGTAACGAAGATATGGTTGGGAAAAGTATCGGTACGAGAGCATATATATAAAAAAGCTTTAAGAAAAAAAGAATCATTAGGCATAACTCATGGTAAAGAATACATGTTTATACCTTATGATAAATTAAAAACTGCAAAAAGTTATACTGATCAAAGTTTTAAAAGCAAATATAATGGCAAAGAATATAGACTTGTGGATTTTGATTGGAAGCCTTATAAAGAAGAAAATACAAATCAAGAGAAACTTTTATGATTGAAGATGATTTTATAGATATACCTAAAACTGATGAAACTCAACAATCAACTCCTGAAGAACAATATTTTTCTAGGTCTAAAAATACTTGGCTTTATGTTTCTGATATGTCAGATATGCATGTTCGCCGAGCATTTAAAAGATTATTGAGAATGATTAGACTTGGACAATTAATTGAGCTTTCTGATTATAAAGGTCAAACTAATAAAAATGATATACAAGTTGAATTAAATGCAATTGAAAATCATATATTTAAAATAAGGGATAAATTAAATGACTAAAAAAGAATGGGAAGAACATTGTAAATGGCTAGATACTTTTAGAGGTAAAACAATTACTTCTTATGATAAAACTGGTAATAAAAAAAACAAAAAAAATTCTTAGTTATTTAGAATTTAAACTAAATAAAGAATTAAACTATGAAGATACTTTTGAGAAAGATGATAAAATTAAAATTGAATATGAAAAATATTTAAATGAAATGGCAGAATTAAAAGAAGATCATTTTTTTGTTATTGATAAAAATAGAGCAAAACTATATGAAAATATGAAAAAAAAAGATAAAGAAAGATTTAGTAAATTAAGACAAATAGGTTGTGTTGCTTGTTCTAAATTAGGTAAATTTTCAGAACCAGTTATTCATCATATTAGAAAACATACTGGTATAGGATTAAGACCACCACATGATAAAACAATACCATTGTGTCCCGAACATCATAATATGGGCAATGAATCAATACATCTTAATAAAACAAAATTTGAAGAACTGTTCGGTACAGAACTTCATTTATTAGACGAAACAAACGATAAAATTAAACAACTAGAAAAAGGAGATATATTTTATGGAGAAGGAAACAAATAAATTTCATGCTTTGCAATTATTTACAGATACTTTCACAGCAGAAACAGTACATTTAACTAATAATAAAATAGGAATATATATAAGATTATTAAGTTTTGCTTGGACTAAAAATGCTAAACCATTTACAACTGAATCAGCTTATAGAATTTGCCAATGTATGAATGATCAATGTTGTATTGATGTTTATGAAATACTTGAAGAATTTTTTAAAGTTGACCAAGATAATAAAGACAGAAATAAAAAAACTTGGTTTCATAAAAGATTAGTACAAGAACATGAATATTTAACAGCAAAATATAAAAGAAAATCATCTGCTGGTAAAAAGGGAATGGAAATTCGTTACTCTTCTGTTAATAACAAAACGATAACCCCTATACCTATACCTAATCCTATACCTAATAATAATATATATGACCAATCCTTTGAAAAGCTTTGGAGTTTATTAAAGAAAAAAAGGGGCTCAAAATTTAAAGCACACGAAATATGGTTAAAAAATTATGAAATTATATCAGTTAATTCAGAAGAAAAAACTGCTGAAATTTATAATAATCAAATTAAACGTATTGAAGATGACAAATTTGTGCCACATTTTAGCACTTGGCTTTCTCAAAGAAGATGGGAAGTAGAAGATAGTCAAGAAATACCTGATTTAATTAATAGACTTAAAAATTTAGGCTATGTTTATAAAGGTTGTGAAGGTCAATTTGAATTGTTTACTAAAGGAGATAAAAACTATAAAATTGATAAATTTGATGAAAAACATCAAATTCAATTAATTCAATGAAATCAATTTTAAGAATATTTAAGTATTGCAGAAATAGAATAATTAAATTATCTATAGAAAATAAACAACTTAAATTACAAATTGAATATTTAAGGGCGACATTAACTAAAGATGAATATACAAAGCACTAATGAAATTAAAAACAATCTTGTATGGCAGAAGAAAAATCAAGGTTATTTTTAAGCCTTTAAAACATTTAGATGGTTATTTTGAAACAGAAAAACATTTACTTGTGATTGATAAAAATTTAAAAGGCATTGATTTATTTAATACAATTATTCATGAGTTTTTCCATATGATAATGTTTTACGAAAAAATTAATGTTAATGATCGTGGAGAAGAACCAGTTGCAATTGCAGTAGGAAATGGATTTACCAAGATATTTAAGCAAAATAAAAATTTATTTAGTTTATTATATAATATAATCAAAAATAAATAATGCAAATACAATCCAATAAAAACATTATTTTATCTATTGCTAAAAATTTACCAAAAAATGAATTAGATGAAATTATTGTAAAATTACAAAAAATATTATTGGACAAAATGTTTCCAAAAGATAAAAAAGGAGAAAGGCACATGAAAAAATGAAAATAGAAGAAGTAGATATTAACGAGATCATACCTTATAAAAATAATCCAAGAGAAATCTCACAAGAATCTATCACAAAAGTAGCAGAATCAATTAAACAATTTGGTAATAATCAACCTATAGTAGTTGATAATAATAATATAATTGTAGTAGGTCATACACGTTGGAAAGCACTTAAACAATTAGGTAAAACCAAGGCATTTATTATTAAAAAAGATTTTTCTAAAAATGACGCTATAGCTTATCGAATTATGGATAACAGATCATCTGAAAATAATAAGTGGGAAACAAATTTATTAAATCAAGAAATAGAAGCTTTAAAATTAGGTAATTTTGATATTTCTTTAACTGGTTTTGATTTGGAAGATTTTAAAATTCCTTTTACGAATAAAATAGTGTCAAAAAATATTTCTGATTTAAAACCTCACCCTAAAAATTATAAAAAGCACCCTGAAGATCAATTACAGCATTTAATTAATTCAATTAAAGAAAATGGTATCTATAGAACAATTATTATAAGTAATGATAATTATATTCTTGCTGGACATGGTGTTGTTGAGGCTTGTAAAAAATTAAATTTAAAAAAAGTACCCACATTACAATTAAATATAGATAGTAATAATATAAAAGCATTAAAATTATTAACTGCTGATAATGAAGTTTCACATTTAGGAGAAGTTAATGAAAGAGAATTGTCTGAAATTTTAAAAGATATTTTAGATAAAGATACTTTATTGGGTACTGGTTATGATGAAATGATGTTATCTAATTTAATATTTATTACTAGACCAAAAGATGAAATTGACAGTATAAATGCCGCTCAAGAATGGGTTGGACTACCTGAATATGAAAGAAGTGTTAACCCAGAAAAAATTACTGTTTCATTTGAAAATAAAGAAGACAGAAATGAATTTGCCAAAAAACTAGGTATTAGATTAACTGAAAAAACAAAATCAATTTGGTTTCCATATAGAGAAGATGATGATGTAAAATCAATTGAATTTACTGATGAAGCCTAAATATCCAATATATGTAATTTCCAAAGGTAGATATGATACTTGTCATACTGCTAAATTTTTAATTAAAGATAAAGTTGATTTTAAATTAGTTGTAGAACCACAAGAAGAAGAACAATATAGAAAAAATTTTGGTAAACACGTTACAGTATTACCATTTAGTAATTTAGGTCAAGGATCAATTCCAGCTAGAAATTGGTGTTGGGAAGATGCTAAAAAAAATGGTCATTTTAGACATTGGATATTAGATGATAATATTAGATGTATCAAAAGAAATTATAAAGGAAAAAGAATAAATACAAAATCGCAACCAGCATTTATTTCTGTTGAAGAATTTACTGATAGATATGAAAATATAGCAATTGCTGGATTAAACTATACAATGTTTGTAGTAGGAAATAATCCACCATTTTATCACAATGTCCATGTTTATTCTTTTTTATTAATAAGAAATGATTTACCTCATAGATGGAGAGGTAGATATAATGAAGATACAGATTTATGTTTGCAAGTTTTATCTGATAAATGGTGTACTGTATTAATTAATGTTTTTTGTTGTGAAAAATTACGAACAATGACTATGAAAGGCGGTAATTCAGACGAATTATACAAAGGAGATGGAAGACTTAAAATGGCAAATAGTCTTAAAAGAGTATGGCCACATGTTGTTTCTGTTAATAGAAGATTTCAAAGACCACAACATATTATAGCTTATAATTGGAGAAAATTTGACACACCTTTAATTAAAAAACCAAATATTGTAATAAATGAAAAGTTTAATGAATTTGGATTAAAATTAAAAGCAAATAATGAAATAAAAAGTCAAAGATTGCAAAAACTTTATAAAGAGTATAATAAAAGGACATAATGGCAAGACCAATTAAAAAATTAGATGAAGAAGCTATCAAAAAATTAGCTCAAATGCATTGTACTTACGATGAAATTGCAGAGTTCTGTGAAGTATCTACAAAGACATTACAACGCAATTATGTCCACCTTATAAAAAAGGGTCGAGATATGGGCAAAATAAGTTTAAGACGTGCACAATTTGAGAAAGCATTATCAGGAAACGTAGTTATGCAGATATGGTTAGGAAAACAACATTTAGATCAAAGAGATAAAATTGAACAAACCAATTACAATGAGCCATTACCACTTATAATAGAAGCTAAATCAGAAGACATAAATGGCTAAACAAAAATTCACTCATTTTGTAAAAAGAGATAAACCTCCCAAAAGACCTGGTAGGCACAAAAAGAGATTGAATAAATCAGAAAAAAGATCATATAAAAAATATAATTCACAAGGGAGAACATAAAATGGCAGAAATAATTGGAGAAAATAATTTTTTAAAATTAAGAAAAGAAAAAGAACAAATGAAAAATGAATTAGAGCAAGTTAAAATACAAAGAGATATTGCTTTAAAAAAAATAAAAAAAATATTAGATATTATTGATGTTAAAGCGAAGTAATTTTTACCCTAATGGAGAAGTGATTGATTTTTCACTTCCTCAATCTTTTCAAATATCAAAGAAAAAGGAAGCATGCGGAAATTGTGGGCTTTACAGTAATCGTAGGTTATTTTGTGGAAGATGGGGTGCTAAATTTGTAAAAGAAAACTATATATGTCATGACTGGAGAAAAAGATTTTTTAAAAGGTAATTTTGTGATAAAAACCTTTTATGGCAAAAGGTAAATACAAAGGTAGATCAGTAACACTTAACAAACCCATGCGTGGCGATGTTAAGAAATTCAAGGTATTCGTAAGAAATAGAAAATCAGGTAATGTTGTTAAGGTTAATTTTGGCGACAAAAAACTATCTATTAAAAAAAATATACCAGCGAGAAAACGTTCATTTATGGCAAGGTTTCGTCCAATACTTGCAAAGGCTAAAAGATCAAGCAAACAATTAAACACAACCCCTGTTTATTGGGCAGTTAAATCGTGGAGAAAGGGTTTTAAAGTATGATTGATAGGCTCTTTTATTGGTTGTTTGGTATTGCTGATTCTTTTGGTCATTGGATAGAGCAATATTTTAATTTACATCACAAAAAATGTAAATGTAGAATTTGTAAAGGTAGAAAAAAATGAGGGACATTAAAGTTTTAGAATCATTTAAAAAACATACTGAAAAGAAATTAAAAGAGATGAATTTATTTAAGTATTTAAAAAAAGAAGTTAATCATGGTGCAAATGGTACTAAGGATTATGTAATTAAAAAAGGTATTAACAAAGGCAAAATTGCCAAATGAACATTGATCTTAAATGGATTGTAGGATTTGTAGGTAGTGCTTTATTTGGTTTATGCACATGGGTTCTCGTATCAATTGTAGATTTGAAAGAAGATACCAATTTTATTAAAGGCGAACTTTATGGATTAGATAAAGCAATCGGTAGAGTTTATAACTATATTAATGGAAACAACAACAGTCCAGCTGAATAATTTATGAGTATAACTATGATAGATTTATTTTATAACTTTATTGTGAGAATATGTTATAGGTTAATACATTGGGCAACTGGGAGAAAATACAAAAGAAAGAATAAATGAAATTTATATTAGCATTTACCATCTGTTCAGCAATTACTGGTTTTTGCAATAATACAATGACAATCGAACCACATTATGATACTTGGACAGAATGTGTAGTTGCTGGTTCACAATTAACAATTAGATTTGCTGAATTAAAAGAAGAACAAATTAATAAAGAAAAATTATATATATCTTATTTCTGTAATGAAAATAACATTAACAAAACCCCAACATAAAGTTTCATCAAGCAATAAAAGATTTAGAGTTTTAATTTCAGGTAGAAGATTTGGTAAAACTTATTTATGTATTACTGAAATGATGAAATATGCAACAAAAGTTAAAAAAAATATATGGTATGTTGCACCAACTTTTAAAATGGCTAGAGAAATTGTTTGGTCAAAATTAAAAGAAATACTTCATAGCTTTAATTGGATAGATAACATTAATGAATCTAATTTAACTATTACTATTAAAAAAACAGGAAGTAAAATATCTTTAAAAGGTTGTGAAAATTATGATGGTCTTCGTGGAAGTGGGCTTGATTTTTTAATATTAGATGAATTTGCTGATATTGATGAAAAGGCTTGGACAGAAGTATTAAGAGCATCTGTTGCTGATACCAAAGGAGATGTACTAATGTGTGGTTCTCCTAAAGGTTATGGTAATTGGGCTTATAGAATGTATCTTAAAGGCAAAGAGGATAAAGAGTGGGATAGCTTTCAATTTACTACTTTACAAGGTGGTATGGTTACTGCAGATGAAATAGAACAAGCCAAACAAGATATAGATATTAGAACTTTTAGACAAGAGTTTGAAGGAACATTTGAAAATTATTCTGGTGCAGTTTATTATAATTTCCACCCCGTAGAAAGTGTTGTTGAAAAACAAATAGATTGGACAAAGCCATTACATATTGGCATGGACTTTAACGTGGATCCAATGAGTGCTTGTGTTGGTCAAATTGAAAAAGATAAAATATATTTTTTAGATGAAATAATAATTTACTCAAGCAATACTGACGAAATGGTAGATGAAATTAAAAATAGATATGGAACTAAAATACCTATTTTTATTTATCCTGACCCAGCTTCAAGACAAAGAAAAACCTCTGCTGGTGGCAGAACTGATTTAAGTATCTTACAGAATGCTGGATTTAAAGTTAAAGTTAAAAACAAACACCCAGCAATAAGAGATAGGATAAATGCTGTAAATTCCAAATTAAAAGATTCTAATGGGCAAAGACATATTTTTGTTAGTAAATCTTGCAAAACTATTGTAAAAGGATTACAAAGACAAATATACAAGGAGAATACAAACATACCTGATAAGGAAGATGGTTTTGATCATATGAACGATGCTATTGGCTATATGGTAGATTTTTTAAAACCTCTCACAACACAGGCAGTATTTTCTCCACCAACAAGATGGGCAATTAAATAGTTATGGCATACACTAGAGATCAAGCAATAGCAGTACACAAAGATTATCAAGAAACAGTTAACAATTGGGAGTATTATATTCGATCTTATAATGGTGGCTATGATTATATGGTGGGTCAATATCTTCATAGATATAATTTAGAATTAGATAACGAATTTAATCAAAGACTAGCAAACACACCTTGTGATAACCATTGTAAAAATATCATTCAAATCTATTCATCATTTTTATTTAGAGTTAGACCAAGTAGAGATTTTGGTTCATTAGCTGAAGAGCCATCATTAGATTCTTTTTTAAAAGATGCTGACTTAGAGGGTAATAGTTTAAATGCTGTAATTAAACAGGCTCAAAATTATGCTTCTATTTATGGTCATTGTTTTATGATTTTAGACAAACCTAATGTTACTACAAATACTAGAGCAGAAGAATTAGAACAAGATATTAGACCATACTTATCAATCGTTACTCCTGAAAATGTTTTAGACTGGAACCATGAAAGACAATTAAATGGTAAGTATGAATTAAACTATTTAAAAATCCGAGAAGAAGTAGATAGACAAGGTGGTACATACATGAGAGTTTGGTATCCTGATAGAATAGATACTATCTATATGCCAGAAAGAGAAGAA